AAATATACTACAAAAGGCACCACTAAAGAAAATACCTTCAACAATTGCAAATGCCACTAGGCGAATCGCAAATGATGAACGTTTATCTTGAATATACTTTATAGCCCAATCGGCTTTCTTTTTAATGCAAGGGTAATTAGATATGGCATTGAATAACTTATTTTTCTGTTCTCTGTCTCTAATGTATGTATCCAAGATATTAGCGTATGTTATACTATGAATGTTTTCCATGGCAATTTGAAATCCATAAAAGCAACGTGCTTCTGCAATTTGAACATCATTCATAAATCGTTGTGCGAGATTCTCATTAACAATGCCGTCAAAACCGGCAAAAAAAGCTAGTATCATTGAGATGTAATGTTTTTCGTTATCAGTTAGCGTCTCCCAGTCTTTACTATCTTTTGATAAATCCACTTCTTCTGGTGTCCAAAAACTGGCGACATGCTTTTGATACATTTGGTATAAATCTGGATGCCGTATGGGATAAATTACAAAGCGTGATTCGTCTGGAGTTAATATGGGTTCTAAATGTTTAGCTGTCATTCTTAATATATCTCAACAAAATATATTAAAAAAATTGACTTAAAGGTTGTGTCCTATAGTATCCTAATATATCCTATAGAATGCCAAGAAAAGCGATTGACTATTCAAATACAGTTATTTATAAGATAGTGTGCAATGATTTAAATGTTACTGATATTTATGTTGGTCATACAACAAATTTTACCAAACGAAAAAATCAACACAAAACAGTATGTTGTAATGTAAATGACAGAAAACATAATTTAAAAGTTTATCAAATCATTAGGGACAACGGTGGGTGGGAAAACTGGAGTATGATTGAAGTGGAAAAGTTAACATGTGCAGATGAAAATGAAGCGCGTGCAAGAGAGCGGTATTGGTATGAAGAATTAAAAGCAAATATGAATAGTTACAGACCGTATAGGTCAGGAGAAGAATTTAAAGAACAACGTATATTATGTTGCAGAATATGGTATAAAGAAAATCCAAAATATCACATGACGGAACATATAAGAGAAGGGAAAAGAAAATATGACCAACAAGAACATGTTAAAGAGAAAAAACGAAATTACAATAGAACAACCTATACTTGTGCTTGTGGTGTAGTATTATCCAAAGGTTATTCGAGTTCGAAACATTTAGTTACGAGAAAACATCAAGACTACCTCAAATCAATAACAACTGTTGAGCAACCCGAAACAGAGTTGCCTCATTCTACTTCGTAATAGTCTAAGAAATTTTTACTGAACTTTTTGTTAAGATTTCTCTCATTAACTGCAATCTTAAGAAATGCCATTGGTTCTTTTGTAGCATCTTTAAAAATGTACATTAATTGTTCAGGTTCAATATCTCCCATGTTATAAGTTCTAAGAATTGAATCTATATCTCTTTTACCACTGATGCTAAGTAAAATAAGATAGTGAATTTGTTTTCTTATAAACTTACTTGTATCATAAAATGATTGAGATATAAATATAGTTGATATATTTAACTTCCTCCCACGTTTGAAAAGCGTGGTTATGTAGTCACTTTTAACAAAGAGCTGGTCATCGAACACTAGAAGTTTCTGTTGTGTTTTTGTTTTTCCAAATTCTTCCAGAGTTGGCAAGTCACTGATTTTATATACAATAGTTAATCCTTTTTTTATTTTCTTTTGTAGAAATTCTAAAAGGGGTTCCTGTTCTTGACAAACGTAGTAAATGTGATGAAATGTATTGTCAAATCTTTTAATCAAGTTTAAAACCATATTAGTTTTTCCAGTTCCAGAAGCAGAACAGATAAGCATATAAAAAGGTATTTTTAACTGGTGAGCATCAAAATTAGGATTATGTGCTTCATTTAAGAACTCTTTAGCGTCACGATGTTCATAAAAATTCTCGACTTGGTTGTCAATTAGCTTTTTGTTTTTAGCACTCATAAATTTACTATATATTAGTTTTATAAAAAAATAATATATTTTGAATATATAAGATAATGTCAGTACGTCCACTTCCTTTAAAATTAGATACAACAACGTTTAACCCCAATTACTATTTCACTCAAGGTGAATATTTGGAAAACTATGGAACACAGCGGCTACAGGGGACTTTTCAAGTATCCAAATCCGTCACGTATGGGAATGAAACGGTATATGGTGACAGTTCATTCAAAGATGAACCAACGATTATGAGTATTACAGACCCAGTATTACTCACAAGCAATCATTTGGTTTCTAAATCTTACGTTGATTCTGTTTTAATTATAAACCCATATCCACAAATTTTTACATTTGGTCAGTCTTATTCAGGAACTCCCCTTGTGACTCAACCCCGTTCAATTAAAATCAGGTATTTGGATAATACACCAAGACAACAATCATTGTATATTCAAGTTATTTATGATGTTCAAAAAGCTAATGCAAATCAAATAACCCGTAATTCAGCTATTCAGAGAAAATCATTATACAATGTATATTATTACAAAAATGATAATAATGTTTTTTCTCATGCATATGTAGAATTAATAGACGGGGATGATATTCATAGATCGTTTGGTGGTGGTTCATATCAACCTATTCGATTTGGAACAAGTGCGGGAAATTGTATAATTAGATATGAATTCCCACCAATAAATGACACTCCAAATAATCCGTCATCAGATGGTTGGTTGTCATCTTACTCTATATCTTTTAGAATACTGAGTTCAGTGCCAACTGACATAACAACATCAGCAACATTAAGTTATTCCAATAGCGGAGGAGCTTATTTTGAATGATAGATATTACTTTAAATTTTGAGGAAGATAAAAAAAATAAAATGCAAGTATATATAAATGGATTTCGTAGAAGCCACAAATTTAACACAATCAGTATCAATATCAAATACAACGGATTATACCCAATATCCAAGTGCTTCTGCACTAACAACATCCGCAATTGTAAATAGTTTAGTGGAGAGTTTAGCCGTGCAGACAAGTGGTCAAGGTTCTTTATTGTCTAAAACCGTTGCCCAAACTATAACAGCGGGTCATACATTCAGTGGTGATGTAACTTTCAGTGGTGGAATTGGTGGAATTTCAAAAGAGGATGTTGGTTTAGGTAATGTTGAAAATTTATCTCCAGCCAATTTACCAATTTCATCAGCCACTCAAACGGCATTAAATAGAAAAGTGAATATAAATGGTTCAAATACATTAACAGGAACACAGAATTTTAACAATAATGTCATTATAGGTGATGGAGTTGGTGGAGACGTTATGACTATAAATGCAAATATTAGTGCGAATGGACAAACAATAACACCGGCTCAATTAGCAAGAGTAAACAGATATAATGTTGATACAGATTTGGACACTTTATTGAGCGGAAAAGCCGACCTTGGTGGTCTCAATCGTTTTACTAATAGTAATGCCTTTATCGGTGATAATTTTTTTGTAGGTTTACAGACCTTTGGAGATCACTTCAGTATTAGTGATGTTATGACCATAAATGCTAATATCAATGCAGGTGGAGCAATAATTACACCGCATCAATTATCATTTATAAATAGATATAATGTTGATGAAAATTTGGACATTTTATTGAATAGAAGAGCCCACCTTGCTGGGACCAACAACTTTATTGGTGATAATCGTTTTTATGCTGATAATACGTATAGTGGAAATGATGATTTCCGATCGTCAACAGTATTGGTTAGAACTTATACACCCAATGATGCATCTAATAAAGTGGCATCAACGGCATATTGTGATGCACAAGTTGCATTGAAAATAGGCGAGTTGGTGGGAAGTTCACCAGAAGTGTTAAATACAATTCAAGAAATCAGTACAAGTTTGAATGGAGACCCATCATTTTCAAATACCATTCTTGGACTCTTAGCAACCAAATCTGGATTAGAAAGCATCAATACTTTTACAAATTTAAATACATTTTCACAGTATCCACGAATTGCATCTTATACAACCCCAAATAATAATTTACAAATGGTTCCAAAACAATATGTTGATTCAACTTTTTTAATGTTGGCGGGAAATCAAGTTTTGACGGGAACAAAAACATTTAACAATGTTACTATTTCTGGAAATGGAGTAACAACAGGAAATCTGACCATTGGAGATGCAACATCTGATACATTAACAATAAACAGCACAACAGTAGTAAATGGGGTCTCATTGACCCCGACACAGTTATCAAGAGTTCAACATTTAGATATATCAAGTGGTTTAACTGCACTTTTAAATGCAAAAAGTAATCTTACTGGGGGAAATACTTTTCAAGATGCTCAAACGTTTCAAATGCATCCTATGTTAAGTTCGTATGGTATTGGACCAGAACAAGATTTAAGTTTAGTCCCTCGTCGTTATGTGACTGATAATTGTGCTTTTATTGCTCAACCGAACAATTTCACATTACAAAATACTTTTGCAGTATATCCAAAAATATCATCTTATTATTTGCCAAATGATGATCTACAACTTGTTCCAAGACAATATGTAACTGATAATTTTGTTTCAAAGAGTCAAAATAATATACTAACTGGTCGTCAAAATTTTAACAATAATGTTATTATAGGTGATGGTGTAGGATCGGACTTAATGTCAATATATGCAAACATATTCGCAAATGGACAAGTGATAACACCTGCACAGTTAGCACGAATAGTTAAATACAATATTGACACAAATTTAGACACTCTTTTAAATGCTAAATCTGGTTTATCAGCGGATAATACGTTTTCAGGCTCAAATACGTTTTCAGACACAAATACATTTTCAGGCTCAACTACTTTTACAGCGATCCCAAGTTGTTCAATCGCTCCAACAACAAATAATCATCTTACAAACAAGTCTTATGTAGATAGCAAAACAACTTTAGCTCAAGTA